TTCAAATATCCACTCTCTTGGCACATCTGCCAAATCATAAATTAAATTCTTTGTTGAAATCATAATAACTTAATTTAAAAATATAAGGGGAATTAGATAACTCCCCTTATATAAGAGGTGTTAGTCTAAACTGAAATCAGAAGAACCTTTAGTTGGAGTTGTAAAATCATCATCATCACCAAAGCCTTTTACTTCCTTTATTTCAATCTTCTTAAGATGTTTAGTTTCATCATAAGTCATTACATTATCACCATATGCATACTTTTTATTTTCTGCTTTTGGTAACCACATATCAAAGTTAATATAACCTGTTTTACCTTCATATTCTTTTCCAGCAATACAAAAGTCAACATATTTACCCTCAAATGGTTTTGCTTTATTTAATGCATCAACAAATTTCTCTATAGTTGCATGTTTACCATCTTCATTAATAAACCAATCATAAAACTCAAATGCTTTAGACAGTCCTTGTAAAAACATAAGGATAGATCTATCTCTTTGAATTTTAATACCTGATTTAGTTTCACCATCTGCATAAGCATACTGACTAGCTTTTACTCTACCAATTTGACCTGCATAATGACCCTTGCTTTCATCATCTTTATCAATCATAAACCCTGTAAAACCTTCAATTGGTTCTGTTTCTACATGTAACATAAGATGTTTAGCATTATCAATAAACTTAAAATCTTCTAGCTCAATGCTATTAATTTTTAGTAAATGATTTCCTGGACTAATTGTTTTTGGTTGTCCTCCACCACCTGTTCCTAAATCTGTTGTACTTAATCCCATTTTGTTTTTGTTTTTAATTATTAATTATTATTTATACACTTTATCCCAATGAGAAACTATCTCACCTTTGTCATTCATCTCAGAAAGAACTATTTCTTCATTTTGCAAATGTTGTGGTCTTGCTCCACAAGTTACTTCATCAGTAGTCTTAAAACTTAGAATGGTTTGATTACCTTTTCTAAACATATAACCTATTGCATCAGCATTTGCACAAATCAAAGATTTTATTTTGCCTGTTAAATCTATATTAGCAGCCATTACCATTTCACCCTTATCATCTACTTGTTTATCTTTAATATGACCTGATAAAATAATATGGGGTGCTAAAGTATCAATAAAATCTAAAACCTGAAAGAAAGCTTGCCTTAAATATAAATATCCTGCACCGTTAGCTAAAGACAATACATTATCTCCATCATAGTTTTTACCCATAGATGTTTGTTTGTATAGTTTAATTGCTAGAGGCATAATCATATCTTCTAATGCAGTTACAGTATCTACAGTAACATACTTATAAGGATTACCTGCTTCTTTAATAGCTTTACCTGCTTCTAATAACTCCTGTAAGGAATTAATTTTAATTTTTAAAGCCTCAACATAATCAGCTCCATTTTCTAAATCTAAAATTAGATTATCTTCAAGAAGTGAGTATGCAGTAGTTTTTCCTGCTTTTGGTTTAGAATAGATAATTAATCTTTTAGGATTAGCTCTTTCTATACTTACTTTTTTAGTTGGAAGTATTATACTCATATTAATTAGTTTTAGTTAATGCAGTTGATAATTCTTTAAAGAGTTCAGAAATCTTTAAAAGAAGTTCTGAAGCTAATTCTGAAGATTTTTCATCTAACTTTAAGTCTGTTGGTGTAGTAGCATAAGCTTCAACAAAATCAGGAAAAATAGTAGGTGATGACTGCAGCTTAGGTAGTGAATCTGCTACAAGTTCAGCATCAAGTTTTCTCTTTTCCCATAAATTATAAGTAATTTGAGAACCATCAGTTAGAACAGCAACTAATTCAGATGTTGGGATAACATAAGCAGTATAACCTGCTCCTGATTTACCTAGTCCTTCTTTAGTTTCATACTCTTCAGCAAAATAAGGATTATAAGTATACTTAAATAGCTGTCTGTCTGCATTAGCAGGGACTAAATCTATTTCCTTATTATCATTATCTCTAATGATGTCAATCAATTCAATAAAGATATCATTACCTTTATTTAGTTCTCCTTCAAAAAGTTGGATTTGTTTACCAAATTTACCTTTTGAAAAGAAAGCAGTTTTTAATGCAAATGTTGGATCTGCTAGTTGCAGTTGTTTAAACTTTTCCATATGGAAAGCATAGAATTCATTTTCTTTTTCTTTTCTGTTCATATATTTGTATTAATTGTTACATGCTTTGTGGTGGAAAATCTATCTCCACTATTCTTATGGTAGATCTATCAAGTTTACAAAAGAATAAACCTGTTAAGCCATTTCTAGATTTGAGAAAGTGAAAAGCTAAAAGCTCCTCATCATTTACTATATATCTTTCAGGACCATAAAATCTTATTTTTCTTGAAAATGGTTTGTTAATACCTATTACAACATCTGCATGTTGAAGTAAAGCATCAGCACCAAATAAATCAGAATCTAAAACATAGTTACCATACTGCCCATCTTTAGATCTGTCAGGATGATCAATATTTCTATTGAGCTGACTAAGAACTATAAAAGCTATAGGATATTTCTTTTTCATCTTTGTAAGAGCTTCTCCTAATGCATAGAGCATTTCAAATTTATCTTTTTCTTGTTTTGCAACTCTAAACAAAGATGAGTGATCTATAGTAACTAAAGTATTTTTATAATCATATGTTGGATTATCATTTTGGTCAACACCTTTTTGAACTTTGTGTTGTTCCATATAAGCATGTATAGTTGCACACATTTCATCTACAGTACAAGGATCATATATTACATCAATAACATCTGTATGTTCTGTTTTCTCATATACTTCTACACACTTTTGAAAAATAACCTTATCAATTAATTTTCCTTTACTCATTAAAGTATTGTAATCAGAACCTGTATTCATAGATAGTTTTCTAATACCATTGGTTTCATCAACCATTTCAAATTGAAACTTTAATACTCTAAAGTCTTGGTCTGTGTTTTCTGTTATAACATCATTAACCAATTGCTCCATAAATAAGGTCTTTCCAACTCCTGGTCTAGCTCCAACTACAGTAATAGTCTTCCATTCAAGACCATCACAAAATGCATCATTAAATCTAACCCAAGAAGTTTTTAAGGATTTTAAATCTCCCTGTCTTCTGGCTTTGATTTTTAGAATAGCTTTTCTTAAAGAGTCTCTTTCACTAATAGGCTGATAGGCCCGAGCTCCATTATACAAATTTTCCATAAGACTTATTTTTCAAAAAGATCTATTGTTTTTTCTTTTGAAATATTATACAATAAATGAAGTATGGTAATCATACCTTCAATTACTAAGTATTCCCAAATTGATATTGGGAATATAAAACTGTGGATAACCACATATGCAAACAAACTACTAAAAACTGCAATGAGTAGTAAAACCCCTCTTGACTTCCAATTCATAACCTTCTCTCTTTTACAAATACTACTTCATCATCTAACACATTATCAATCATATTACAGTAATCAGCTAACTCAGAATCATATGTTTTATCAATATTTTGTTTTCTTATGAAATACTGAGAAGTTCTCATGTATTCATAGTTTTTTAAGCTGTAATCATATATATATTTTTTTGTTGCTTTAAAAATCATATCCCAATCATATTCATAGTTTTCAAAGAACCATCTAAAAGAATTTTCTAGGTTTTTAGGATTTACTCTTGCATATTTTCCACTAGATAATTTTCTATTAGGAAATATCTCAACATAAAATTTTATGTTGTTAGTAAAGTTGTCACCCAGTAAATCTTTAGTTGTTTTCTTTTTGGCTTTTTTAAAATAACTATCTATTTCAGATGTAAATATAATACTTTTACTTGTTAATTGCAAATTTTCTTCCAACCAACCATCCTGTTTTAATTTTGTTACAGCTAAACTACTATTAACAAAAGTATCAGGTTTTATATTATTTTTAATACAGTATAAAACATAGAAGCTATTAGGTGTTAACTCTTCTTCTGTAAGTTTATTAAATATCTCTTCCATATTTACCAAATTATATCAGTGTTGTGATACTTTTTTACCAGTAGTTGTGTTTTTAAAAATACATTATCAGAATTCCAATGCTTTTGTTTTGTATATGCTGCACTAGCGGGGTGGCTTACAAAAAGTTTGTGGTTATTATCTCCAGTCATAACTTCCCATTCCTGAGCTTTTTTACCCATGTAAATATACACAATATTTTCTTTATTATGTGTTAAATAATCAAGTAAATATGCTGTAAAATCTTTCCAAATATCATAATGCTGACCTATCTTACCAACTTCTGTTGTTAAAGATGTATTAAGCATTAAAATACCTTGGTTTGACCACCTTTTTAGATCTACATCAGTAGAAACAGGATTATCTCCATAAACAGTTTTATTTACTTCCCCTAAAATATATCTTAAACTAGGTTGTAGGGCATTAGTATTACTGCAACTAAATGATATTCCATCTGCTACTCCTAATTGTGGATAAGGATCCTGTCCTATTATTACTACTTTTAGTTTATCTAGTGGGCATTCTTCAAATGATCTAAATGCCTGTTTTAATGGTGGAGTAAACCTTTTATCTACTTTAGTAAGTTCATACAATGTAGTTAGAATTTTTCCAAACTCTAAGCTAAATATAAAAGATTTAAGGACTTCTCCCCAACCACTTATTTCTAATCTTTCAAATATTTTTTGTTTATATTCTTCTATATTCATTTTATTATATTATTTTTGTTAAACTAATTCTATGTTATGCCTGTAAATGTTAAAGAAATTAAAGAAGATGCCCTAATGGACATAAAGGTAAATAAGAACTTTTATTTAATGGTAAAAGATTCTTTATATACAGTTTTTAAAATTATATCCTCAAATCCAGAAGGTCCAGATAAATTAGAAAGTATTATTACTAAACCTTTTCAAGACTTAACTGATCTAGAGAGAGCTTTTTATACACTTACTCTATTAGTATCAGAAATTGAAAAGAATATGAAAGAACAAAACTTATTTACTGAAAAAGTAATTCCTGAACCAGGAGATACTGATTTTGTAGAACCTAAGACAGATTAATATTATATAACTCTCCTATTTCTATACAAGCTTGGATTGCTAATAACAGTTCATCTTTACTACAATCTGCAAAAGATTTAAAAACTATTGCACCATCACCATTATAAGATAAACCTGACTTTTCTTTAACTAATACTTTCATTTCATCAAAAGTATATCCTGATTCAAGAGCTAATTCTCTAATGCAGGCATGTACTTTTGCTAGTTGTGCTACACTTTTATCACTAGAAGTAAGCCCTATAAACATTTCTACTTCCTGACCTTCTGGAAGCTTATCTAGAAATAATTTATAATTTAATTTTGATTTATCATTAGAATAAACTAACTTTCCACCCTGTTTAACTAATTTTACTGTAAACATATTGATTATTTTTGTATATTAATGTATATGACAAAAGCCATAAATAAAAGAAATATTCCCAAAAAGAACACAGAAATTGTGTTTGAGTATTTAGAAAAATTCCCAGAAGCCCCATCTAAAACCTTAGCCAGAAAGATCTATGCAGAAAATACTGCATTCTTTGATTCTTTTGATATAACATATTCTAGAGTAAGATACTATAGAGGACAATTAGGTAAAGAACTAAGAAATAAAATGAGCAAAAATGTAAATAATAAATTCATAAAAGAACTAAAGATTAAAGTTATGCATAATAAGCTTACTTTACCAGAATCACATACAAAAACACGTAACCAGTTTACTTTTCCCTCAGGATGTATGAGATTAGGTGTGTTTGGAGATGTTCATATACCCTTTCATGATAATACAGCCTTAGAAACTATGTTTGATAAGTTTGAAGAAGAAAATGTAGACTCTATTTTTATTAATGGAGACTTATTAGACTTCTATCAGCTATCATTCCATGAGAAAGATCCAAGAGTAGTACATTTTAAAGATGAGATAGAGGCAGGAAAAGAATTCTTGGCTTACATCAGAGAAAGATTCCCTGATATTCCTATCTATTACATTACAGGAAACCATGAGAATAGATTTGAAAGATACCTTAGAATTAAGGCATCAGAGCTATTAGACATGGATGAGTTCAGATTAGATGTTATTCTTCAAGTAGCTGCA